AGAAATATGGTCAACCTTGTGATGTTGTAGCAAAAGATAAATGCTTTTACTTTGCACACAACGAAGATGTTGATGATGAGGGCGACACTAAAGAAACTAAATCACACTTTGATTTTGGTTTGTTTGGCAATCTAAATGGTAGTGAGTATGATAGTGAAGAGGGTAAAAAGTTTGCAGTTGCATACTACCGAGAAGAACTTAAAGCAAAAGATTGCAACCCAGATATCTATGCACAACAAAATGAAAACAAAGATAATCCACATAAGACAAAGCACGTTGACGAGTGTTTAAAAGTATTAGGCAATCACAATGGTCGTTCTTATAGTGATAATCATAGTATGGATACAGGTATGGAAAAAGATTTCAATGCACCATACTATCTTGACGTTATTGGAACATCTTATTGCAGATCAAGAGCAATAGCTTGTACTAAAAATGAGTACGAACAATTTGAAACTTGGCGAATTGCTAAAGGCAATCTAGTTGCGAAACACCAAACATGGATTGATACGATTGTTAAACAATGCGATCAGTTAAAAATTGGATTGAAAGCATATAGATATCTTTCAGAGGGTATTGAACTTGCAACTGAACTTGGTATTCAAGTTGATGAGGCAGAACTAATCAGAACTAACTCAACGGGATTGACAATCTACAATCCTAGCAACTTGGCTAGTATGATTAAAGGCATGAAGAATAAAAATCAATCAAGAGAGGCGAAGATATTGGCTAGAAAACAATATGAACAAAGTGTAAATTAACATTTGACAAGGGCTATCCTATAATATAGGATAGTCCTATAACCAATACAGGAGAAATAACATGGACAAAACATTTTATATTACTTACTACGCAAACAAGCACAAGAAACACATCACAAGAAAAGGAAAGCACGACGAAAAATCTCGTTTTGATAAACATAAACAAACTGGTGTTCCCTACTATGTATATTATGATTTAGATAAAGATGGATATAGAACAGCAACTGTTAATTGGAAAGTGAGGTACTAATGACACAACTAAATGAAGAACACTTTGAACTACACGACCAGAACAAAGCTGAAAGATATGAAAGACAAAAGATTAAATTTCTAGAGGACAGAATAAAAGTTCTAGAGAGTGCAATAGAAAGCCATGCTAAAATTTTGGCAAGGTTTCAAATGACCGAGGGAGAACAATCATGAGTGAACATGTCTGGTGCCATGGACCAAGTTGCCATTTATCTCATACTCAAGATAGGATAAGAGGTGTCAAGGGCTCTAAAGTTTTAAGAACTCGTAAGGTACAATTTAATCCACAGTATTTAAATATGTATTCTTATTTTTGTAGTAATGGTTGTTACAATGACTTTGCCAATAAACATATAGAACGAGTCATTGCCATTGAACCAAGGACCGAGGCTCTCGAAACACCGATAGATGTAGTCAAGGAACAAAGGACCGATTACTATAATAATCAATATACACATACCAAGATAATAGCAGTTGACAACAATGGTGGATAGTATAGGATTACTATATTAACAAACATACAGGAGATAACATGGACACAATGATTAAAGCAACTAACCCTTACTCGAACCAATCAACGATGTTAACACCAGAGGAACACAAGTTATACATTGAGATCAAGACAGCAGAGTTTGACGAGGACTACAGCACAATGCAAAAGAAGTTGTCTAAGTTCAGTAGACTTAATGCAAGTGCATTCATGGTACTACTAGACTAACCGAGTTACATACATGTGTGACCCTGTAGGGTCACACTCACCCAATACACGCACAGGTTGTGCGCTCGCGCCCGCTCGCTACCGCTCGCGTTTTTTTTTTTACTTTACACAGCATAAATACATAATCAATAGAGGTACCAGACGCGATCCGAAAAATCGCGCGCGCTCAGTAATCGATCCCCTTTAAATAAAAAGGGGTCCCACTACTTCAGGTTGTATTGCTTGATTTAGACAGTTAATGGGTGTATAAAACTTCTTCACCTTAAAAAGTGCAAAAAAAATTATAAAAATTTTAAAATGGATTTAAATAACTTAGATATAAGCCAATTACCATCTGATGTTAGAAAAGAATTTAAACAATTAAGATTACTTCACACCGAAAAAAAGATTCAAAACAAGGCTAGAGAGGATTTTATGTCCTTTGTTAAGTGCGTATGGCCCGAGTTCATTGAAGGTGCGCACCATAGAGTAATTGCTAAAAAATTTAATGATCTTGCAACTGGTAAAATTAATAGATTAATCGTGAACATGCCTCCTAGGCACACAAAATCTGAATTTGCATCTTACCTGCTTCCAGCGTGGATGGTGGGCCGTAATCCTAAACTCAAGATCATTCAAGCAACCCACACAGGTGAACTAGCTGTAAGATTTGGTCGTAAAGCAAAGACCTTGATTGATAGTGAAGAATATTCTAAAATATTTGAAACAAGTTTAAGAGAAGACAGTCAAGCCGCTGGGAGGTGGGAAACAGCACAAGGCGGCGAGTATTTTGCTGCGGGTGTCGGCGGTGCAATCACTGGACGGGGTGCTGACTTATTAATCATTGATGATCCTCACTCAGAGCAAGATGCGATGTCAGCAAGTGCATTTGACAATGCTTATGAATGGTACACCTCTGGTCCACGTCAAAGGATGCAGCCAGGTGGAAAAATTGTTTTAGTTATGACTCGATGGTCAAAGAAGGATTTAACAGGAATTTTATTAAATAACCAAGGTAAGATTAAAGGAGATCAGTGGGACGTGGTCCAGTTTCCGGCAATCTTGGACCACGGACCAAAGGAAGGAAAGCCCGTTTGGCCTGAATATTGGAAAATAGATGAGTTGGAGAAGGTTAAAGCAACCCTTCCGGTTGGAAAATGGAACGCACAGTGGATGCAAAAGCCAACTAGTGAAGAAGGAGCGATTATAAAACGGGAATGGTGGCGAAAATGGGATCGAGACACGTTACCAGACATAAGTTATGTTATTCAAAGCTATGATACTGCTTTTTTAAAAAAAGAAACTGCCGATTTTAGTGCAATTACCACTTGGGGAGTATTTTATCCTGAAATTGATGGTCCCGCTAATTTAATTTTAATGGATTGTCTAAAAGATCGATTTGAATTTCCAGAATTGCGTCGTGCAGCTCTTGAGCAATATAAATATTGGAATCCTGACATGGTGGTCATCGAACAAAAAGCGTCTGGAACCCCTTTGACCCATGAATTTCGTCAAATGGATATTCCAGTTATGCCCTTTACTCCAAGCCGAGGAAATGATAAACATGTAAGAATAAATTCATGTGCACCTCTTTTTGAAGCGGGTTTAATCTGGGCGCCAGATATGCGTTTTGCAGAAGAAGTGGTTGAAGAATGCGCGGCATTCCCACATGGAGATCATGATGACTTAGTAGATTCTATGACTATGGCTGTTATGCGATTTAGACAGGGAGGTTTTATAACTCACCCGGAAGATTATGTAATTGAAACACAACCGCCTAGAAAAAGAGAGTATTATTAATGTTAAAATTTTTATTATCACAATTTGTTAAAAGAACAGGTAGAAATCCAAATAATTTAGAAATGATTCTGTTAAAACAACAAGCGTCTAAAAAAGCTATTGATGAAAGAAAAATTGTTAGCATGTTTGATCGTAGCACTGTTGATGCTAACAAACCTATCTTAGGTGGTAAAAATATTATTGAAACAGACGAGCAAATGATACAAAGATTTAAAAAACAAAATAAAGATGCCGCTGAAAGACTTAGAAATAAAAAAAATAAAGATCCGGATGAGCCAGAAGGTTTTTACCAAGGAGGCCAAGCACAAATAGAACCTGATCTATCAAACATCGGCCATGGTTCGGATGCCTTGATGGCACGAAATAGATTATTAACTCCAGGATCACAAGCAACGACTTCTACAGGCTTAAATTATTTATTAGGTGAAGATAACGATACAACACGAGTACCATACAAGAACGCCGGACCCGTGATTCTTCCAAAACCTAAACCAAAACCCAAAGCAGACCCTATGGTGGAGTTACAAAGAATTTATGATCTCTATAAAAAAGCAGCTCCGGGAGTATCACAAGAAACTCAAAAATATTTGCAACAAGATTTTATACAAAAATTAAACGAGGCCAACATCTCACAAGAACAATTTATGACTAATCAAATGCAAAACAATTTTGCAGAAGGCGGACCTGCAAGACAAAACTTTAAAATGGGTAAACGTGCATTTTTAAAATTAATGGGTGGTGTCGGTGCAGGAATCGCGGGCCTTAAATCAGGACTTTTAGGTCTAACAAAAGGCGGAGGTAAGAAAGTTACAAAAGAAGTTGTAAAAGAAGTTGCAACAGGATCAGGAACACCTCCTCCATACTTTTTTAAACTTGTAGAAAAAATTAAAATGATGGGTGATGATACACTTGCCACAAAAGATAAAGCTATTGCTAAAAAATA